TACCTATTGAGGTAGAAAATTATATAAATGATTTTAGTTATCATCATAGAGTTAATCATAAAGACAATTTAAATATCGTTCTAGATGAATTAGTCTGGGTTACAAATTATACATGCTGTGATAATGATATGTGCGAAAAAGAAATATGTAAATCCGATTCTATTGAACATACTATTCTGAATAACGTGTGTTATTTTTGTGATGAGGATTGTAAATCATATGGAGAATGGAGCATAAGGTATGATTATAGAAAAAGTCGCAGACAATCAGTACAAAACCCATAACAATGTCCAAATAATAAAATTCATGTAATAAAATTTATATAAAAAATATGTAACTAAATATCAGTTACTTATTTTTTAATCTGTTCAGGTTTATCACTTAGATAGAATGACTACGTTTAAAATCCTCCTGGGAATTTAACGAGATTAGCGCCAATACCGAATCCAGCACCGGAACGAGCACTTACAGCCATACTAGGGACGTAAGTATCCAAAATACTGAATGTAGCAGCTGCCGTCAAGGCAATCAACAAAACTTCGTCGAGATTCAAACTTTTCTTTGGGATGGCATAAGCTGCAATAGCAACCATGATACCTTCAACCAAGTATTTAACAGCACGGCGAACTACTTCGCCAAGATCAATCATATCACCTAAATTTCCAAGCATTTATACTAATTATTCAGAAAAAAAATAATTAAGAAAATTAAAACTTAAATAATAAATTTGCTAATATAATATAATTAATGGCAAGCACGGCTTTTACTAGAAAAACCAATTCAAACGGCACAGTAAACCATAAATACGTGGATTTACTAGAGGAGGATAAAGCAATTTCAGGACAGAAATTTGTTTGTGTAAGTTTTGTCTCCCCTGAAAATGTTTTAATGCAAAAAAAAGATTACTTTTTCTCAGAATTCCTAAAACACTATGATTTTTCTAAATCTGTAAAAAAATTCCACCAATATCTAAATTTCATTTCATTCAAATATAATATCAAAATGGATGAACTGATGTCCGATTTTGAAGAATATGTTAAAAGTGAAAAAGATACATTCGAAGTAGAAGAAATAAAAGGAGAATACAAAAGTTTTATGGATGCCAAGGAAGAAAAATTACAAGACGAGTTTGGAAAGATAAATAATTTCCAAACTTGCGTAAGAGGTCTAAAGGTTAGAGGAAGTTATTCTACACAAGAAGAAGCTGAATTAAGATGTAAATTATTAAGAGAAGTTGACCCAAACCACAATGTTTATGTAGGACCGGTTGGTATGTGGATGCCTTGGGAACCAGAAGCATACAAGACGGGAAAGGTTGAATATTTGGAAGAGGAATTGAACCAACTAATGAGTGAAAAAATTAAAAATGAAGAAAAAGCAAAGCAAGAATTTGAGAAACGAATATTAGAAACAAAAAGAAAAGCAATCGAAGATAATATTGCAATGGCTCGAAAAACAGGAAATAAATTAACGCAAAATATTGATAAAGAAGGAAATTTATACGGTGTTAATAATACGATTGAAGAAAGTTTGAAAACAAAAGGAGATACAATTACATCCGCGGACATTAAAAAAGAATTATTTGAAGGAGATGATATCGTAACCTCTTCTATGAAAAATGCGCCTAAACTAAAGTCGGCTTTAAAAGACGACAATGATGATGAAGCTTAAAAATTGAATTAATAAAATGTAATAATATTTTATTAACATATAATAATGAATACTAACAAGATGCCAACAACCAACCTACAAGTTTGTAAAACAGGGAAAAAGAAAAAAACGAAAACACCAAGATGTCAACATTTAGAATGCAATAAAAAAATAAAACATTACATGGGAAAGTGTAAATGTGAAAAGTTATTTTGTAGCAAACATAGATTACCACATCAACATAAATGCGATGAAGATTACAAAATAAACAAATTAGAATTTATTAAAACAAATGGATTGGGTGGCGGGAAATTCAGGCAGGTAGAAGCTATTTAAATTATAAATACAATTTAAATTTAATATATAGTACTAATATCATGACCGATTTTGGAACCATGTCGATGTATATTGATAAAAAAAGAGAAAATAGCAATCCAATTAATATACCAAGACGAAAACCAGCAATATGGATACCAAACCAAAAAGTTGACAATTGTTTCAATTGTAATTCTAAATTCAACTTTTTTAATAGAAAACATCATTGTCGTGGGTGCGGAAGAATTTTTTGTTCGACTTGTAGCAAATATCAATCAAATAATAATAGTTTAATTAACACCGCGACACCTCCAGAAAATATGAATACATATTTAAATAAATTAAATACTTGGTATAACCCAAAAATAAAATTATGTGCCGAATGTTATTCGCATACTAAAACAGTTGATAAATCTAAAAATACCATTATTATATTATCTAATTTGCCTTTGTTAATGATCGATCTTTTAAAATTAAGAGAAGTATCCAAGGAATGGTGTGAAAGCATCAATTATATATTAAGCGTTTATAGGAGTATCCAATATAAATTACCAGGACAAAAATTTTCAAAGTTAGAAAGACAATTATTATGGAATCATAGATATGAATTCAAAAATCATTACTATTGGATATCTAAATGTTTAACCGCAAATAAACATAAATCCGTAAAAGAGATGGCATTATTATATAAATTTTATTCTACTTCAAAAAAAGAAACCATTCCTTGCAAACACCTATTATGCCGAACCGATTGCAATAACCTTTGTAAACCAGAAGATATACTTGAGATTGGATATAATGTTGATTTAAATAAATTTCCATTTTTTCAAGTATATTTAATGGATTTGTTATTAATAAAAAATTCCAACTATTGGCAATTATTGCTACCTTGGATAATCGAATTATCAAAAATTTACCCCCAAATAGGTGCTTTGTTATGTGTTAAAACAACCGATACAGCATCATTGTATAACATATATTATGAAATAAAATACAATCTATCTTTCCAAGAAAATGAAAACCTTGAAGAAATTTTCAAAATATTAAAATCCAAATTAAAACATTATGAATTGATGAATGATATACGTAAAACAGATGAATTTATAAAATTTATACCTTTAACTATAAAAAAAATAGAAAATAAAATTCCACTAAAACAGATCGAACTTGATATAATGAGTTTTTTTTGTATTAATATTTCAATATCTATGCCTTGGAATCCAACGGAAAAATGCGTTGGTATTAAACTTAATCATATAAAACGATTAAATTCAAGCTCACGCCCATATATGGTCCCATTTATAATCCAAAATCAAAGCGGACATAAATATACAAAATATATATTAATAAAAAATGAAGATATACGAAAAGATAAATTAACAATGTGTGTATCAAAATGGATCACTATCGTATGTAATGATATTTTTACTATAAATACTTATAATGTATTCCCAATAACATTATCATATGGATGGGTTGAAATGATAGAAGATTGCGAAACATTATATAATATAAAAAATACCCATCAAAAAACACTGCAAAACTATTTAATGGATATTAATCCAAGAATTTCTATTTTAGATATGAGAAATAATTTCATTAAAACTTGCGTTGCTTCTTGTATTTTATGCTATATATTGGGCGTCGGTGATAGACATACTGAAAATATACTAGTTAATAAATACGGAGACTTGGTTCATATAGATTTCAGTTATCTATTAGGCGAAGACCCCAAAATAAATACAGAAATCAATATTACGCCAGATATGTTAGATATGTTAGGTGGATATAATTCACCAACGTTTATGAAATTCAAAAAAGTTTGTTCCGAAGCATATAAAAAAATAAGACGCCGCTCTTCTCTTTGGTATATGTTATTAACTTATTTAACTTTTAGCATACCAGCTATACCACAATATTATGATAATTTGGAGATGATAAAAATTCACACAATTGAAAGATTGATCCCTGGCGAATTAGATGAAGAAGGTAATATACAAATTATGAAAATTCTTGATAAATCTTCTACAAGTTGGACGAACCAAATATCTGAATATAGTCATAAACTTTCAAATAATATGAAGGATGCGGCTACTTATGTAAAATCCACAACAACGGGTATATTTAATATTGAACTATAACGGACCTTGTTGTTCTATATCTTAAAGATAATTTCTAATACAATATTAATGGAAGGTTCTGTTGTTTTAAATATAGAAGAAGAAATAACTGAAAAAAAAGCTCCAATATTAATAGACGGTAGAATAACAGAAAGTTTTGAAATTCAAATAGACCAAATTGACAAAGAAGTTGAGAAAAAACTACAAGAAATAGCTAGAAAAAAACACGACAATTGCAAAGACAATAAAGATGACGCAATATATTGTATTAAGGTGATATCATGCTTTGGATTGGCATTTTTATCTTTGTATTTAATTATACTATACAGAACAAATAATCAATAATAGTTATTTCATTATTAATTATTTAAAATTATGTTATTACAAAGATCCGATATAATTTTGAAAATAAGTTACATCTTGATTTAACCGTTCTCCAAAATCTCCATTCTGAACCAAACCATCGCCAATCCGACTAATATAATCTATTTGATAAGTAGAGAGGATTTGTAGTATTGCGGAAGGGTCATCTATGCCAACCAACTGTTGCCGCATATTATCACGGAAAATTTCTTCAATTGTTTCTGGTCCTGCTTCAGCATTTAAGCTTGAGATCGCGCTAGGCGGAAGTGTAAGAACTGGCATAGGTTGATGATCGTTTTTTGGATGTATTTCACCGGTTCGTGGAGTTTTTACTCCTCCTCTTTTCTTCCGCGTCTTTTTGCGGCGGCCACCATGTGGTTTTTTTTTCATTTCTTCTATAAATCGTGCTATTACCAAACTAATAGCACTAGCAGCAGAGCCCCTTTCGGTTGCTTGTTTTGTAACAACATTTTTATATTTTTCTTCTAATTCTTTAATATTTTCGGGTGGAACAATTTCCATTTCCCGTAAAATCTCGCTAAAAGTAAGCATTAATCTAGAATCTATAAAATCTTGAGCTTTAATATTTCTAGTAATATATTGTTCTTCTAATTTTTTTAATTTAAAATTATTCATACATTTTTGCCATAATTCTTTGAACTTTTCATCTCCTCCTTTTTTTCTACGCGTCTTTTTCTTGCGTTTTCCGCCACCCGCTGCTCCAGGGCTTTGATTACCACTATATGAATTCTGAATTAAATGACGAAAATCTGCTTCTGTTCGTGCTTGTGGGAGTTGGGGTTCATTTCCCATTTGTTGGAACATTGCTTGTCTTGCCCTATCTAAATGTCCTTGCCAACCGCTGCGATCTATACTATCGTGAAAATCATCAATTATCCTTCTTTGCTCTTGTAACCGATAAAGTTGATATTCTCTTGTATGCGGTGGACTACCATATTCATTCATATATGATTCTAATGCTTCCTCTGCTGCTCCAAAATCATAATAATCGCCGTCAAATTGTTCGACGTTCCAAGTATAATCTGGTTCAATAAAAAAACGAGATATAGTAGCTCCTTTGCCGCGTTTCTTACGCGTCTTTTTCTTGCGCCGTTTTCCACCTTTTTGTAATTTAACAGTTCTTTGTTTTTTACATCTAAACTTTCCTCTTTTATAACCTTTTCTTGTTATAACAGATTTAGTACAAATTCCAATAGCAATTCCTTCTTTTTTAAATTTTTGTTGAACTTTTTTTATGCAACTACAGAATTTTTTGGCTATAATTTTATCAGCTTTTTTCTTTATATTTTTGGATTTTTTTGGAACAGATAGTTTATAGAATTTTAATATTTTTTTATAATCAGATGTAGAAAGTTTCATAAAATATATATAAATTATATATATATTTTTAATAATTACCATTTATTTTTTTTCACATTAATTCTAGGTCCTTTAATTCCCATCTGAGGGTCATACTCGTCTTCTTCGTCGTCTGAAGCTAAATTTTTAGACATTTCCCAAAATTCTCTGGAACCTAATCTAAACTCTCCATGCGGAGCGGCTTTATACCAAAAAATCTGGTCTTCAAGTTTATTAGATTTGGCGTTGTTGCAGACTACCAAACATTCATAGTTTTCAGTGCATTGGTCCATTACTTGACAGAAACTTTCAAAGGTTGAAAACATACCAGCATAGTTTTCATAGATTCTTCTTCTATTTGTTAAATAAGGTTCGCGTAAAATAAATGTATAATCTATATTAGTTCTTAAATTAGGGGGAACACCAAGAGGGTACTGCATAGTAATAACAAGCATAATTTTCCAATGTCTTCCATTCATAAATAATAGACGCATCATTTTCTCTCTAGCCCAACCATTATCGTATAGACAATCATCAAGAATAACAAATGCTCTGCCATCAATATTTGTTCTACCATAAGCCTCTTTTTCTTTTTTGACTTGTTTCAAAACAATTTTTTGTCTTTTTAGTATATTTTCAATGATTGCTGTATTATATTCATCGTGAATAAATAATTTGGGGACAATTTTCCCATAAAATCCATTACCACTTTCTGTTCCAGAAATAACAGTTCCGATAGGAATATCTTGATGATAAAATAACATATCTCTAACTAAAAAACTTTTACCAGTATCTCTTCTACCAATTAAAACAATAACTGGTCCTGAATTAGTATTAGGGTCAAAACTAATATTTTTCATGTCAAACTTTTTTAATTCTAAATTCATTTGATATAAAAAAAATATATTAAAAATAATTAAAATGAACTTATTTAAGTTTAATATAACAAATTATATTATACATAAAACGTAAATGGCTACGCCAACACCTACGTCAACACCCCCTTTATTTACTGTATCTTATCAAAAGAATGATAATGAAGAACTTTTCAAACAAATGGATGATGTATTGAATGTTTATAATATGCAAAATTATGTGCCGATTTATAGTCGTTATTTTGAATTAAACGATACAAATAATAATTCGATAAATTTAAATCAAAAAAATACAATTGTATCTTTAGATGGAAAAAAAACAGAAAATATATTTGATATAAAAATTAAGAATGAATCAGGAGAACATTTAAGAAAATCTTTTTTTAAATTTAGCCCATTGTTCGATCCAGTGAAATACATGGTTGGAAAATATTCGCATATAGAAAAGGAAAAAATAAAGAAGCTTCCTAAATATAACGGTACAAAGGGATATACAAAAAAAGTTTTAGATGTAAATAACACATCATATGTTGATAGTTTTTTTTCATATTTATCAAGTAGGCTACTTAACGACCACGGGTTTATTCACGGAATTGATTTTTATGGGTCTTTTTTAGCAATACAAGATAAACACTTCTTAAATATATTTGACGATTTAGAATATTTATATGGTTCTGATTATTTTCATCAAAATAAAGATGAACTTTTTAAAACGGAAGATATAGATGAAGATATGCTAGAAG